CGCTCGATCTTATCGTTTAGAGGTGTATCCATTACTCAGCTCCTCTACGCTTCTTTGGAAGTAAGTCTGCGTCCTTAGATTCATAAAGTTTTGTCGCTAGTGTATATGCTCGCTCAAACGGGATATCCCCGTCTCTTACACCTCGTAGCCATGCACCGCGTAGCGCAGGGATTGCCTCGTAGCCTAATGATGAATACTCAGCCATCGCGTGAATAGCATGCTCAGGTGACCCGTACTCGTCTGCAGATCTAAGCGCGATAGATAAAAGTTCATGTTGCATTATTGAAGCCTCTGCGCGGGAAGAACGAGGATGCGCCTTAGGCAATAAATCGTTATCCTGCTTATAATTTGGATTTGCAGGTGAGCCAGACTTTAAAAGCTTAAGGAACGCGTTAACGCGAGCCATTGCCCAACCGTCACGAGTCATACCTGGTCGGTGACTAGATGAGAACGCGCCTGAGCCTCTACGATAGACAGCCTTTAACATTGGAAGTGTTGCCTTACGTCCAGGCTTTGCTTTTTCGTTATGCGCTTCTACCTTGTTGCGAAGACCAGCCTCTGTGCGTGCAGAGAAAACAATCTTCTTAGATCCTGAAGCAGATCCTGGCTTGTTTTTCTTTGAGCCGCGGATACGATCTTTCTTTGGAGCCTTGCGTGAGCTTGCTGCAGTAATAGGTCCGCCGGTTGCCCACGCGTTACATGTACGAGACGCGGCACACTTAAAGTCTAGTGCTTCACAGTATCCAAGCTCTGCCTGGTCAATAGCTGCGTCTGCATCAACTGCGCTTGAGTCACCCTGCTCTAATCCTGTTGAAATGCAATCAAGCATCTTTGGAGTACGAATAAAGAATACACAGTTTCCGCAAACTGCGGTCTTTGCTTCAGCGGCAGTTGTCTTCCACTTGTCAGCTTTTTCATTCCAAAATTCTTCGTTAGGCTCGTCAGGATTCAACGGGCCATAGCCAACGTTGTCAATTGCATTTTGACGATTCTTTAAGTTTAATTCAATATCCTGCGTAGCCTCTGGACATTCGTCAGTCTCTTCATCGACTGCAAACTCTGAGTCATCGGACGCATCGACAGGGACACAGTTGGGAACCATCTTTCCGCTCTTGCCCTTTTTCATTCCTACCTGCTTGTAGCCGTCCCAGCAAGGACCCTTGTTTGCAAACGCAGACGCGTCAAACGAGTCTAGGAGATCAATAGGCTCTTGTGAGGAAGCGTTAATCTGGCTGTCTTCAACCTTAACGATACCGTCAGGGATAACTGCAAAACGGCACTTGCCGTCGTCTTCAATTGGCTGCTCGATAATCTTGCAAACGCCAGGACCTTCATAGAGTACACAGTTAATACATTTAACGCCGATTTCCTTATACTCGTTTTCTGCCGCAGGAGTATATCCTGCCCAGATACCTGTACGGTCCTCGTTAAACTTTCCGTGCTTAGTCGCAATCTCTAAGAGAGCTGCGGCAAGGTCCTGCTCTTCGGCAACGATAATTCCTGCGGCTACTAAAGCTTCAGCCTGTTGCTCTTGAAATGAGAAGTACATATCTTGAGACGAGTACTGTCCATACTCGTCTGCAGATAGACATTGGGTGCACATGCAATCGTCATCACATAGACATATGCCTGCGTCGCATCCTGGGCATACGCAACCTGCGTCACCGCATAGAGGGCAACCGTCACGGTCATCTATAATCTGCTCAACTAAAGGCGCGCCTTCATAAGGTGAGGTTGCTTCTGTGTACTGTACAGCTACACCTTGTCTTTCAAGATAAAGAGCTACAGCGCTAGCAACCACATCAGCAAGATCTGCCTTATTAACCTTTGGTTGTTCCATTTTAGTTAGATGCCTTCCCGTAATGCTGGTGGTAATTCTTCTTCTGCCGGCTCTGTTGGAGCAGGAGGAGTTGCATTTTCTAAGATCTGTTGAATCTCCTGAGGGACGGGAGCAACGGAGTCTGCCTGCTGCGAATCACGAACAGACTTCATAACCTCGGGAGCAATAGCTCCAATCATTGCCTGGGTGAGCTCTGGAGAGATAGAGCCCTTCTCCACGAGAAGGCGGATGGCAAGCTCGTTTGGATCCGGTGCGTCGGTAGCTGCAAAACCGTGAGCGCGACGCCATGTCTCGTAAGACACCGCCATCTTGTCAAAGCCTGAGTCTGCATCGGCCGCTCTGTCATTACGTGTGGCAACCTGTGAAGGATCAAACCAAACGGTAATACGTCGAACGTCTTCTTCCGCGAAGCCTCCTGCGATAAGCGCAGGGCGTAGGTATGCAACTGTAAGAGCGTCCGCAATAAGAAGCATAAGAGGCTCAATGTGAGACTTGTATAAGGCTTCATCAATTTGTAGCGCGTTAGAGTACTTAACGTTTGCAAGGCCGGTAACAATATCCTTAGGAACGTCAAGTCCCTGGAGGATACGCTCGAGGACGCGATCTGCACGTTGTGCAAGTGCAGGGTCAAACGAGCGCTCAAACTTAAACTGCTTAATTTTGTCGCCAAGCTCTGCAGGTCCACGAATAATAAGTGGCACAACAGCGGATGCTGAATCCTCATCACGAATCGGAGTCGTCATCGCATCCATGAGTTGATCCTCAAACTCGTCGGCTGCTTCCTCGGCTGTCATGCCAGGATTTAGATCGTTCTCGTCATCATATGGGTAGTCAGGATCTGGAGACGCGGCAACAGATAGACCGTCTGGTAGATATAAGGCACCAGCGTTTAAGCGAGAGCGCGCGGTTGCGCGGAACGTACGGTTGAGCAAAAGCAGCTCTGAGCAAAGATCAAGTAGACCGCGGAGACTGGAATCAGCCTCTTCAGAGTAGCGCGGGTGAGCTCTCCAGATGCGACCAACAAAAGCTGTGTTAGGGAGTTTAGCTGCACCTGCGCCTGAGCGAGCAGACGAGGTTCCGATAATGTCGCGACGTGGAACGATGACATACGCGTTCTTAGAGTCAAGTTGTAGTTCGTCTGTCGAGCGAATATCCCAGGATTCTTTTAGTCCTGAGCCTTTGCGCTCTGGCGATTGAACAAGATAGCACTCGCCTGTAACCGATAGATTAAGGGCTGCATCCTTTAGAAGACCAGCTTGTCCGCCGTATGCGGAGTCTAAACGTGATAGAGCGCGCTCTGCGGCTGCCGCAAGACGTGAGTCAATAACGTTACTGTCACGTGCAGGGACTGGACTCTCCGCAGGGTTATCAACTACCGCCGCGTATAAACGAATACGTGAAACTACAGATGCAACGAGATTAAAGGCATACTTGATCTCGCCGATGGCGTCGTAGTATTCCCAAGCTTCAGATTGCCAGTCACTGGATCCGCCAGTGCGGCGTTGCTTAAATCTTTCAACCTCACCCTTGTCGTTAATCTGCAACTGAACTGCCGCGGCTGTAAGAGCGCGAGGAGCAGAGTAAGGAACTGTCTGTGCGTAGGTGACACCTTCGTAGACTATTGATTGTTGCTGAGTTTGACGAGGTGCCTGTGCGGTGATGCGACGAGGGCCGGTGGTAGTCCGGTTAGGCTTCTTACTATCCTTGGAGAATAGTCCCACGTGTTACTCCTCGTCGTTGGTTAACGGAGCGCTTGGTCATTATTGATCCAGGCGCGCAGTTATAAGTCCCGCTATAGCGGACAGGGTAAATATACACCCAACTAGGATAGTCATACTTGGAAATAGAGCGTATGAAAACACAACCGGGAGCGCGACCCACAACGAGACGCACCAAGGGCAGGTAAAGAAATAGCCTATCTGAGAAGAGTGCGGAGGCTTTCTATCCCAGATCCAATCACGGGCCGGAGCTAGGATTTCGTCCAAGACGATGAGCCGTGTTAGTCGGTAGACAAATAGGGAGAGGATAATGATATGCGCAACAGGCATACGCTCGATCATATATGTATCTATGTTCATTCGGTAGGGTCCTTTACTGAGTCCATTGTTATATACGGGCTCCAAGATCGCAGTCTGCTGCCGCAGGTTGAGCAACCTTGGGTCTTACGAAACGCCATAATCTTCCCTGACTCCATAAGCGCCTGGGAATCTTTTTCTTTATCTCCTGACCAGTTAAGGTTAGAAATTTTCTCGCGGAAAATTAGCCGCGGTCCTGAGTGATGATCTCCTGCCACCATAAAGATTAGCTCGCCGTGATCATTTTGGAGAATCACAACGCGAACGCGCTCTAAAAACTTGTTGCCGCTAGGTACGTGGGAATACTGCGTAGACGCGATAGTGAAATCCTCTAGGACTCCCGGCGCAATCGCAACTATGGTTGCGGGGAAGAAATCGTGAATGATCTTCATTGTGTAAGCGCCTTATCTACTCTGCGTTTCATCGCGCGATAGGTAACTCCTGAAGCACGGGCTAACTCTGAAACGGTAACACCTTTATTGTAAAGAAGTCCTGCGATACTTGTTAGTTCCTGATTTGCGGTGAAAGAAGTAGACGACGGGTTTGTTCGTGCGCGAAAGCGCCGAGCAAGAGGCGACAGGCGCGCGATACGCAACTGCTCGTCGTGCGGGATACCTGGAGACCTTGGACGCTTACGTCTTGATTTTGCCTTGGGCTGTGGCGGCGTAGGGGTCGCGGTGACGAAATCACACTCAGGCGTATCCTTGATAACCCAGGAGCGCACGGTCGAGCGACGGCGTGGAGGGTCAAACGCATCGGCTATGGACTGTAGGGTCCAGCCTGCATCGTTGAGATCTTTGACACGGCGCCATAGTTGCTCCTTGGAGAGGGAGGCTAAGAAGAGGGCTTCGCTCTTTGGTAGATCGGGTGTATGCGCCACGAGAATAATGTATCATCTTTTGAGACGAATGTGTACAAACTGCGCTTATAGTAACGTGTACAAACAAAGCAGAAACAGTACCTTTTGGTTAAAATGGCTTGGAGGTGAGAAAGGGTTATGCGTATTTTGAGACATTTTCAAAAACGTCTCCAACATTTTTTTATTTTTTCTTTAGAAAGTAAGAAAGACCGACACTCTGTATGAGTATCGGTCTTCCTTGTGAAGAAGGCTTATAGTACTACGCGTACGTGTACATCTCCTTCAAAGATCTTTGTAAAGGTATCAGCGTCAACAGATCCTGTGACATCCATTCCTTTATCAGCCTGGAAGTCCTTGATTGAAGCTACAGTCTCGTCGCCTAGCCAACCATCCTTGTCAGCGTCAGCGTCCTTGTAACCAAGTTCGATGAGTCGACGTTGCAGATGATGTACTGTCAATGACTTGCGTGCATAGACATTTTTGTATACACAGTTAGCGAGTATAACGTCATCGACGTCTTCTCCACTTACTGCGTGGCTAACCTGATGTGATGCCTTAGGTTGTTCTACAACTACAGGCTCAGGCGTTGGCTCAGGTGTAGGCTCCTCAACAATAACTTGTTCAGGCTCTACAACAGGAGCTAATACTTCTTCCTCGACTACCTCAACAGGGGCATCAACTTCAATGTCGTCTGTAGGCTCGATGTTAATTTCTTCAGTCATGTGAATACTATATTCCTATCCTGAGATTATGACTTAGGGAAATCGGCTAGCCAACGTGTTACCGCAGGCTCGACTGCATCACCGTCGTAGGCATTAGGACCTAAGCCCCATGAGCCCCAGTCCTTGCCTCCCGCAGTCATGTAATAGGCAGCCTTGGCGTTAGCCACAGGGTCAAATAGGTCAGCCATCTTAGTGATGCCTATCTTGTCCTGGAACTTAGCCAGGCGGTCGGTGCCTAAGCTTCCAATCATGTTGATTTGGAATAGGCCGTATGAATTGTCGCCGGTGTTGGCGTTCTTGTTGTGAGAAGTGGGATGCCCCCTTGACTCACGCATGACAACTGCCCATGCTGTTTTGAGCGCATTGCCTTGAAAACCAACAGCCGCAAGTAGCTCTACGAGCTCGTACGACGTTAGTTCCTTTGCATCCTCTAAAGCTAATAAAGGATTAAGCTGCTCGATCTGTGTGATGTGCTCTGGTACTATTGTTGGACTCACCGCGGCATTGCTTGTAAGCATTGATACCGAGAAGATTCCAATTGTTATTGCCGTAATATAGGCTACGGTCGACATTGCTATTCCACGTAATGTGAGTTTTTGCAACGCTAGTTCGCCTCCTTAGGTCGGGGATGGGACAACCCATTGAGGTTCCAATGAGCTTCTTGCTACCGCTACGCTTCTCAAGCTCGCGCTTGTCCTCTACCGCTTGCGTAGGGCCGGAGATAAAAAGGGATGACATAGTCGTATCCTTTCGTCTCTCCGTAGTAGGCTGTTTGCCTGTAGTTAACTATACCATAGTTAAAGAGAAACAGGCACCCGTAGGCACCTGTTATCTGTTTTTTATCTTCTTAACTAAATTGATGATTGCGTAGATTAACTTTACAATCAGGCGACCAAAGAAGATGGTGAATGTATTCCTTTGTGCATCACGTCTCATTTTAGATCCCTTAGTACTCTTTTGCACGAGTGTAATGATTGGGCTGTCGTGTACTAGTCCGCGTAGTGGCATTTTTACCACCTCCTTTCCTTTGATAGGTTAATTATAACACTATCTTGAAGGAAAGTAAACCCCTCCCTGGGCCCAACCGGGGAGGGACTACGTTTACACCGTTTGAGCTAGACAGGCCCAAGCCACCGCTGATAACCCAAGGGCAAGGGCAAGCGTGCCTTTATCCGGGGTTAGAAGGGCAGTAAGTACCGCTAGGATGGATAGGACAGCCGAGATAACAGCTGGCCAGATGAGGCTTTGCAGCCGCAAAAGGAATCTATCCATTAGTTACTTAGCCTTACGGGTTTTGCCCTTTAGACGATCTGACGTGTTGCGGATTGGTGTGCCGCTTTCCGCGATGAGCTTGCGAGCCTTACCGTAGGTAATACTCAGCTCTGTAGCTACTTCATCTACAGACTTTCCGGCTGCGTAAAGAGCGGCTGCCTGGTTTGATGTTATCGTTGCTGTTGTCATTGCGTTCCTTTCGTTGCTACGTAATCACACTGTGTGATTATGTATTTATTTGAGCAAATAGGACTGCTCAAGACTTTGTGCCTTTTTCAGGCTTTGGTGGCATCTTCCCATGGTTGTTGCAAAGTAGGCGACCACCCCATGGACCACGCGGTTTTACGTTGTTATCACAGTCGCTGCCGTATCCGGCCGCTTCACATTTAATCTTGCTACCTCGAGTAAAGTTATTGACCAACGAAACGATAGCTCGTTTAATCACGGAGTTGTCTATGACGAAGCCGTTTACCTCGTGACATGACCAGCAGAGGTACTCGTTCCTACGATGTGATGGATCTCTGACGGCGTTGTCGCCTCCACATTTATCGCAGGGAGTAACTCTTTTAATGTGTCTTGTTCTATCTCTGTAGTGTTCCGCACAGAGAAGGTTGTCGTCTAGCTCGTACACGAGCACGTTGGACTCAGCGCACAACGAACAGACTCCGTACACATACATCTGTTCTCGCTGGTTTGTTCCAGTCATCTGTCCTCCGTAAACGTCATTGGAATAACTATATTCCTATCTACCGTATCTGTAAAATTATATTTTTGGTGAGACTACTCCAAGAAGAGCGGTGTGCTTACTGGCAGACGCCATGTTGAACTGTGCCTCGGCGCGTGAGTCATACACGGTAGAAATCAGAAGTGTTGGAAGAACGAAGGCTACAGTTCCTGTTGCCATCGCAAAGAATCCTACGAGTGTAGGTGATGTTACGAAGATACCGATCATCGCGATAGTCCACAATCCGGCGATTACCTTTAAGGTAAATGAAATGCGGCGGTATTGAAATCCCTTGCGGCGATACTCTTTTACTGTTGACATGTTCTTATCCTTTCGTCGTTTGGCGTACAGGTTAATTATATCAGGAATATCAGGATTAAGCACCGAAGATGAAGCATAGGGCAAGGGCGATTCCTACACCGATGAACGCACCGATAGGTCCGCCAACGTCGCCGTTCTCATCTAGCCAGTCAATTACCGCTGTGAATGGATTCGTCATTTTCGTACCTTTCGTCGTTGTTAGGATAATTATAACAGGAAGATTGGGAAAATGTAACTACCTGACGCGGAAGGTGTTTCTGAGACCAGGGATCTTTCGGCCCGCAGGTGATTTGGCTGTGATCTTTCCGCCCACGAATCCAGCGGGTGGTTTGATGAGTAGAGCCGTAAGGGCGTGGACCAACGCATCAACGCGGTCCGGGGATTTACCTTCGCCTGGAATCCACGAGGTCATCTGGGACTCTAGCTCCGCTAGGTACCCTATGTGGTGAACACGGTTCTGCTCGTAAGCTAGCGTGATTGGCTCAGCTCGAA